TTTTTAATCTAAGGTAGAGGGGAGTAGATAAAGCCTTTAGTTTCACCGACAAGCCACCGACAACAGCCACCGACAAGGAAACGCTACAGACCCTATAAACACTTGGTCTACAGGCTAGTTTAGCTACGGGTCTTATTTACTGCGGTTACAAGGGAATAAGTGCCAGGATTTTTAAGTGACGTAATTAAAGCTAATAACCGCGTACAACAGTGACAAGGTAAGCAAAATACTAAACGCAAGGGTAAGTTAATGCCAAGCATTGATGATGGATATGGTAACGCTAAGACTTCAAGAAACCGAACGTCTACAAATAGTGGCGGCAGAGATGCTAATGACCGAGGTAATGGTGACGGAAGGGCAAGATTTGCAGCGGCACAAGCGGCTAGGCTAAGGGCTGAGGCAGCGGCAAAGGCTAAAGCAAAAAAGGCTAAAGCCAAACCTTCTAGGCCAGCCACACCTATTGCTTCTACTGCTAAAGCTTTCGCGGCTCCGCAAGCTAATATTATCCAAACTCAAAATAGTGGGCTGACCTCCTATAATTCTGGCCCTAGTAAAGTTCCTAGCTATAGCCAAGGTGACGGGCAAATGAGTCCAGCGTTAGCGGCTAAACAGAATAAAAAACCAGCTACTTCTCCAGCTTATATGCGAGGTGAGGACGAGTTTGAATCTAATGTATTAGGCATAAGTTCTACTAAGTCTGCTACTAAGTCTGTTACCAAGCCTATAACTTCAATATCACCTCAACAAGCTAATCTACCAAGTGAAGATAAAGGTTACTTTCAATCATTTAAAGAAGCGGTTGGCTTATTGTTTGATGATCCCCGGACAGAAGAAAGCGGAAGATACAACCAAAAGTATTGGGCAGAACGATTAGCTGAGGGTAAAAAATTAGGCAATAAAAATATTCAAGCAGAGATAGCGGCAGAGCAAGCTCGGCTAGGTGGGCCAAGTCAATCATATACTCAAGAAAAAGTTCCCGGTTATTTTGAGCCACTAAATCACCCGTCCCAAAAGAAGATTGCCACACTACCTAAGCCTCAGAACGTCCAAAAAGAGATTGAGGCAATTGATAACCAGATTGCCAATGAGACTGATCCTGTAAAATTAAAAGAAGCTCACAGGCGCAGGTTAATGCTAATGCGTATGAGTCGAACAAATACGCGGTTTGCTGGAATGTTAGGCGAAGCTGACACCAAGCGTACAAATCTAATGAGTATTTCATAATGTATGAAGACAATGATGATAAAAGCAAAAGCAAAACTGTATCCCCTGCCGTTTCTCCAGTTGCGCTATTAAAGCGATATGACCGATTAAAAGCAGAAAGAACTAACTGGGATCAATTGTGGGAAGAGTTGGCTATTTACTTAATGCCTAGTAAGGCAGGCTTTATTTCTAAAAGCGTCAAAGGCACAAAAAGAGCCGCAGAGGTCTATGATTCCACAGCCATCCACGCACTACAGATATTAGCAGCTTCCCTTCATGGCTCCCTCACAAGCCCCTCTACCAAATGGTTTGGCTTACGCTTCCGTGAAGACGAATTAAACGAAAACAAAGAAGCTAAGGATTGGTTGGAAAAGTGCAGTAAAGGAATGTTTCAAGAGTTTGGCAAATCAAACTTTTCTACCGAAGTCGCTGAGGCTTATCAAGATATGGTGGGCTTTGGTACAGCTACACTTCAATTTGATATAAAAACCAAAGATGCAAACTTTGACGGCTTTAATTTTAGCGCGTGTCATTTAGCTGAGGTGGTAATTGCTGAATCTGTAGAGGGCCGGATAGATACAGTATTCCGAAAAATTACATTATCAGCGCGTCAGGCTTATCAAAAGTTTGGTGATAACTGTGGTGAAAAGGCAATGAAAGCTTTGGACACTGACCCTGACAAAGAGTTGGAATACGTTCAAGCGGTATTCCCCCGGGAGATAAAAGTTGAGCCTGCTATGGTAGCGCCACCTAGCCAGCGTCCGTGGGCTTGTTACTTCATTAGTGTTGCTGATAAAAAGATCTGCAAAGAAAGTGGATATTATGAGCTTCCGTTTATGGTTCCGCGTTGGTCAAAAACTACCGGGGACATTTACGGGTTCGGCCCGGGCGCGGTTGCTAGGCCAGATATAAAGACCTTAAACGAGGCTAGAAAGTTGGCTATGAAAGCGTGGGAGAAGTCTATTGATCCACCGCTAAAGGCCATGCAGAACGGCATACTAGGCAAAATAGATATGCGCCCAAGCACAGTAACTTATGTGCGTGATATGAATAATCTTGAGCCGATAGTTAATGCTACTAACTGGAATGCAGACACGCTAATGCTTAGTGATGTTCGCGCTTCTGTAAGGCGTATTTTCTTTAGTGACCAGCTTGAGTTAAATGACGGCCCTCAAATGACAGCAACAGAAGTGCAAGTGCGCTATGAGCTAATGCAGCGCTTGCTTGGGCCTACACTTGGGCGGCTTCAATCTGAGTTCCTTAACCCTATTGTTGAACGTGCATTTTATGCCATGTTGCGCGGTAACGCTCTGCCGCCAATGCCCGAAATCTTGCAGGAAGTGGGAGGTGATCTTGATATTGAATACGTTGGGCCATTAGCGCGATCTCAAAAAATGGATGAAGTAACAGGCATTCAAAGAGCAATTGAGGGAATCATGCAATTAGCCCAAGTCAACCCGGAAGTTTTAGATATTGTTGACGTTGATAAAGCAGGCCGGACAATTGCAGATCGGTTGGGTGCGCCTGCTGACATTTTACTTGGTGATGAAGAGGTAGGAGAGCTAAGGCAAATGAGACAACAACAGCAACAACAGCAAGCAGAGTTAGATCAAGGGCAGCAAGAGCTATCCGGGGCTACTCAAGCTGCTGAATTGGAGCAAATGGTTAATGGATCAGTTTAGCAAAGATATAAAGGAATTATTTAGCAGCAAAACAGGCGAGAGAATACTTGCCAATATGAAGACGGCTTATGGTGATCGAATTTCTTTCACTAAAGACCCCTATGAAACTGCTTTTAAGGAAGGGCAGCGGAGTATATACCTAGAAATAAAAAATGTAATGGAGAGAGAAAATGAGTGAAGAGTCAATCGTAGAGGCTCCAGCGGAGTCTTGGCATTCTGGATTATCTGACGAGTATCGGGGTAATGAATCACTATCACAAATACCTGATTTAAATACCCTAGCTAAGTCTTACCTAGACGCGCAGCAATATGCAGGCGGTTCTATTCGTATTCCGGGTGAAGACGCAAGTACAGACGATTGGACGGCTTTTAATTCAAAGCTAACCAGCAAAGTGCCTACGCTATTAAATTTGCCTAGTGACGAATCTGAGGCCCGGGATGCAATGTACTCGCGCCTTGGAAGACCAGAAACGCCAGACGGATACCAAGTAGATGGAGCAGATCGTGAGTTTTTAGAATGGGCGCATGATAACGGGTTGTCTAACCAGCAAGTTAAATCATGGCAAGAAAATACTCAAGAACAAGGCAAGAAGCTTGACGAAGATACTGACCAGCAAATGCAAGAAGCTAATGATCTTTTAAAGAAAGAGTGGGGCCATGCTTATGACGAGCGCCTATCTCAAGCTAAGAACGCAGTGCTTGCCTATGCTGATGCTGAAACTCAAGCGTTTCTATTAGAGTCTGGCCTTGCCAATAATCCCAATATGATTAAATTAATGTCTCAAATTGGAGCCACATTAACTGAGGATGAATCAGCCGGGTTGCAAAGTAACAATAGCTTTACCCTTTCACCTAATGAGGCGCTAGATAGAATTAGCGAAGTTAGACGCAATAAGGAACACCCTTATAACGTAGCAGGCCACCCTCAACACACTATGGAAGTAGAAAAGATGCAGAACTTATATTTACAAGCCTATCCAGAGGCTTCTTAATTCCTAATAACCGCGTAGAAATCAGAGAACATCTAATCCAACAGGGTAGCTAATTTTAGTCCTGATGGGTTGGATGGGCCGTTTCTCATCTCGTCAAAGCATACGTTATTGCCAGTTCAGAGTCCGCAAGGGTAGCTCAAAACGCCAATTTCAACTTGCCTATTTCGGAGAAGAA